GTTCTTGAATTTATTCATTTTAAAATTCCTCTCTTTCTATTATATGAGAGGATAAAAGTGTGTTACCTTTTACAATAACACACCTAGAATATTACCAATCGTGATTATATCGTTTCTCAAGGATACCATAAGTCTCCCCAGTAATATCACCGATTGTAATCCATGCGACTTGACCATTGTACTGAATTGCACCCCAATGGTAATCACATACCGTTGTGGTTTTAGTCATATGGTAAGTCTTGTCGATTTCAGCAGTACCTAATATCTCAGCAGTCTTTGTGCAATCTGCTCGAATAGGAACTGCAATCTTTGGTGTAAAGTGAGTAGGGTCACCGTATATATCAATATAAGCCTTAGCTTTCTCTTTCATATAAGCGATTTTACCTTGTATTTCTTTACTGTACATACCTGTAGTTCCAGGCTGTAATACTCCAAAGATACGAATATGTACTGGTGTGTTACTAGTCCACCAATATGTTTTGAGACCCTTACCGTTACAGTCTTCATAAATACCCTGTAACCATTTAAGTTCTTCTAAATTATGAACAGGTTGTACGACGTTGTCGTTACCATTGTAAAAGAACAAGGTTCCAGGTTCAAAGTTTTTAGGGTCTCCTTTAACATTAAAGAAGAAGTTAATACCCATGCTAATCCACCGCCGCTAGTAAGTTTTTCTGTATTGCATCCAGAGCCTTCTGTATCTTGTCGTACTGACTCGACGGATTAAGCACTGAGAAAATACGTACATGTACAGGGAAGGTATTAGTCCAACGATAGTCTTTCAACTCATGACCAGTTGTTTCTTTAAACACATTACCAAGCCATTTAATCTCTTCTTGGTTGTGTACTGGTTGTACTTCGTTGATTGCGCCATTGTAGAAATATAATGTCCCAGGTTCAAACCATTGTGGATATCCTGTTACATTGAAAAAGAATGACATAGCCATATTAATCCACCGCCTCATCTAATTCTGCGATAATCTCATCGATTTTCTTCTTGATAGCCTCTACTTGACTTCCTGGGTGGACAACACCAAAGAAGTTCTTAACACCATCGTCCTTACCTTTATCCCAACGATAATCCTTCAACTTACGACCTGTAGAGTCTGTGTAGATTTCATTGAGATATTTAATCTCTTCTTGATTGTGAATAGGTTGTACTTCGTTGATTTGACCATTGTAGTAGAACAAGGTTCCTTCTTCATACAACTCAGGATATCCTTTAGCATTAAACATAAAGCATGGATATTCTTCTTCAGGTTCGCTAGGTCCTTCTCCTTGTCCACCATAACCTTCACCTAGAGTACCATCTTTCCAAGCTTGGTCTAATGCGTCCAAATACCCACCGTTGGCATTGTTTGTACCGTTTCGAACGGATACCATTTGTGGTGCATATGCAGCATAACCTGCAGCCGCATAGTTATACGCAGCTCCACCTACTGTAAACAGCCCCATTGTGAATGAGTTGATATCTTGCTTACCAGCACAATTATATCCATGTCCTGAGATCAAATAAGTCCAGTCGTTGAAATAATCACCTACAGACGCGTAATGCATATATGTGCCACCTTCTGCGGCAGGTCGATAACTACCTGTTGTTACAACTACACCAGAAGGACGAGTTTGAGCGCCACCAGTCATACCACCCCAGTTATTATCAACACGGGCTACATTAGATGCACCCCAGTTAGACTCAACATATAATTGACAAATACAACCCGAAGGTAATAGATTACGTTTAATACACCAATCCAACATGGCTTTCTGGTTTTCTGCTGAGAAAGTATATCCACCATATTTAATATCTTTAACAGGAAATCCTGGTTTCTTCTCCCCACCACCAGACACACCATCTGAACGACCCGCATCAGAATATGGAGGTCGTGTTACACCAAGCCAAGAACCATCAATTTGTCTATTTACATACACACAAGGGCCACCATATCCATTTGTACCATAGTTCTGGTCGATTGAACGAATACTATTTCCATTACGAGCAATGATAAGACCTGTATGCCCATACCCATGACCTGGTTCTGATTTACAAAAAATATCACCTGGCGCACATTGTGATGCTGGTAATACAGCCCATCCGTTAGCACGACCTGCAGCCAACATATCAATACCATTGCCAGGCATACGTTTACCGAAGAACCATTGTGCTAGTGCATTAGGCACATCTACACACTGCATTCCATAGGCTCCATCAATATCGACCCCAGTATGGCGATTAGCCATATCTGCAAATCGATTAATAACTTCTGCTACTGTTACCAAATAACAATCCTCCTTGAAAAAAGACCACAAGCGGTCAAATAAGCTTGCAGTCTAATTATTTATTTCCAATATCGATAGATTGTTCCATCGTTAAGCTGGAAGTAACCGATATAAGTTTTTGACCCAAAATCAGTAGATTGTGGTAACTGATATCCAAATGAGTCGAAGTTGTAAACTTTATTACCATTATCAATTGAGTAATCGTCTACATTGTTAATTACAGATGCCTCTGATTTAGGTTGCCATTTACGTACAACAAGATGACCGCCATATTCAGTATGTTGTCCTACATAATTATACAACTCAAAATTGGTTGTTTGTGGTAGGAACTTACCATGAATATCTTGATTACCTACTTCTTGTCCAGATTGACCTTGATGAATCGTATCATAATCATTACCGAACGTATAGGCACTAGCTGAGCTAACACCAGCAGTAAATAATGTCAAAGCAGTTGCAATTGCAATAATAGATTTTTTCATTCCTAATCCCCTTTATTTTATTCGTAGTAATTTACAAGGTCGTCCTTGTTCCAGCATGATAGCCATACTGTACCGAATTGACCAAATTCGAATAGACGCCAGTAATATCCACCATAATATCCACCGTCTTCGGTATCTACAATGTTAGTTTCATCACCAGCGAATGAGAAGAACATTCCAGCTTTAAAGTCTTTAGACTCTCCGTCTGGAAGGTCATTACCATCAGCATCAACCCAGTTAACCATATCGACTGGGATCCCATTTTCAGTCCAATCGAATCCAATTGGGCTGAGGTAATCGCATTTAATTTGCCAAATACCATTAATGAATTTAACTTCATTGGCTTCATAATATGCTTTCTCTTGTTGTGGTTGAACCACTGTATTAGGTTGATTGTTTGTTTGAGGTGCCGAGTCAGCATAACGCCATACC